TGGAGCAGGATTATTACAAGATACACGCCCTAAAGCACCAGATGTCACCCCTACCAAACCACCACCAAGTGATCCTGATAAAATTTTAAGTGAAACTTTGAAGGCACAGGAAAAGCCATTAGTGAAAGGAAGAAATATCAGTGGTTTTGAACTTGATGCACCAGATTTTCCATCAGATTTGCAACTTGATGATATAGAAACAGAATTAGCTCTTAAGGGAGCAGATGATTCAAATAATGTAACAAAAATAAAATCATTCTTAAACAATAGAATTGGTAAACCTATATCTAATTTAGTTGAAAAATTGATTCCTAATAAAGTATTAAAGTTTTTGAATTCAAAAATTTTTGAAAAAATTCTTAGAGGAATTGGTGATGCTTTTGGAACACTAGGTGTTGCAATTGATGCAGCACAGGGATTTTTTGCACTTCAGAAAAAAAACATAGAGGCTGCTATTTTTTATTTTACAGCAGGTGTTCTTGGTATTATTTCTTTTTTTGTGACTGGATTTATTCCTTTGCTTCTTCTCACAATTGGTGGAATCGCATTGTCTTTATTGGGAGACAGAAGCCTGAAAGATAAAATTTTTGATAAAGATTTTCTTCCTTTCATTAAAGATTTAATTCCACTTGGTAATAAAAATAAAAAAGATATGGGAGATCAAAGTTCTATTCAACCAACTGGGAATAATAATATTGCATTAAATACTTTAGAGCCAGTTGATAGTGGTGTCAGAGAGTCATTATTACCAATAGGATTGGAAGATGATGGAGGTATAAGTGGCACCTCAGAAGCAAATCAAACAAATATTCCTTCATTTTCATCTGAAAATCCAAATGATATTGAAGTGGCATATACATCTTCAATATATCAAGTGGTGACAAGTTGATATGGTATTACCTTTAATAGGAAAATTAGGTCTTGGAATTTTAAAAAGTATAGTTTCTGGTAGAAAATCTGGAGAGACTAAAAAAGTCACGCAAATTATTTCTACTAGTCAGGAAAGAAAACAATTTTCTGATGACACTAAAAGAAAGGAAACTTTTGTGTCAAACTTTTTTAAGCAAGAAAAATCATCTGCCATAGTAAAAACCACATCCCCACCCACATCCATAGCTCAATCATTAAATAATATTGATATGGCTGTATCTAATATACAGTCAACTGTATTAGAAAAATTTAAATTAGAAAAAAAGCAATTTGCAAAAACAATAAAGAAACAAAATTTATTAAGAAAAAGATTTTTTGAAAGGAAAATGGAGACCTTAAAATCAGGTCCCAGTAATTTAATGAGAGGAATAAAAAAAGCAGGTGGGTCAATTATTGATAATATGCTTGTTTTTGTAACATCATTAATATTAGGCACCATAGTATTAGTATTGTTTCAATCTTTTAAAAGAATAGCTGAATTTTTTAAAGGCATAGTTTTTGCTATTAATAACTTCTTTGAAAAACTAGATCCATTCATAACTCCAATATTTAATTTTTTTAATATATTTACTAAAGAAAGCAAGGATATTAATTTATCAACAGAGGGTCTTGATGAAGAGAAAAATGCTGCTGATAGAATTGAAAAAAAATTAAAAGAGTTTGAAGCACAGCAAAATAAAATAATTAAACAACTTGAGAAAGAGCAGTCAAGATTAGCATCTATTAGGATGAAGATGAATGAAAATACAATAGGTCTTGATGGTAGTATTAATGTACCTGGATTGAGTGAGACTATAAAAATTAGAGAAGGTGATGATGTTGGTGCTGCTGCTGCTGGGTCTAATTTGCAAAATAAAAATATCATTGATGAGGATAACTTATCCTTTAATTTGCCTAAAGAACCAACAAAAACTAGAGAAGAGGCACCAAAAAATCTATCATCAAATACATTAAAATCTGAGGGTAGTAATTTTTCTTTAGATAAACTTAGTATTAATTCACCTCAAATAGCATCTACAAATTTAAAAGGACTTGGAATTGGATCACCATCTGGATCACTATCTTCACCTCCACCTTTACCACCTTTACCAAAAAATATACCAAATGTTCAACCTCAAACACCAATGTTTGGTAGTAAATTTAAAATAATTCCCTCATATACACCAGAGACTGGTGGTGGATATGGTTTAGATGGTGTAACAGATTATCTAGGCAGACCACTAGTTTTTTCTAGACCAGCAGCTCAGGGATTTGCATCAGCTATGGAAGCTTCAAAAGGTGCCATCAGTGGTGATGACATAGCAAGCACAGGTAGAAGTAGATCAAAGAATAAAGAAGTTGGTGGTGATCCTAATTCGTCTCATATGACTGGAGAGGCTATTGATTTAAGTGGATCAAGTGCAGAATGGTTGAAAAAGAATGGAGAAAAGTATGGTTGGTATTATGGATATGAGCATCCACCAGTAGGTAGTGGTAGTTTTCATTTTAATTACATGCCAGGTGGAAAATATGGACCTCATCCTGGACTCTTACTTGAGTCAGGACCTCCTCAAGCAATGGGTATAGATAGTCAAACTTCATATGAAAAAAATGGTGTGAGAACAGTGATGATGTCTCCACCAAAATCAAAATCTGATGGTGGATCTATGCCTGGAGATGTTGCTCTCATACCTATTCCACCATCTAAAAAAGATGTGTTAAATAGTATTGTTGAAGAAAATTTATTAGCATCTTTATATAAGGTATAAAATAAATGAGTGCTGTTTTAGCTGGGAACATAAGTAAATTTACCATTGAGGGTAAAAATAATAGCGTAGATATAACTGGACTAGAAAACTCCAATAAAAGTAGAGCTGTAATAGGACAAATATTATATTATGAAAATATTAGGTCTAACTCTGTAACAATGGAGGTGGCAATTTCAGAGACAGATAATCTTTTAGATAGTTTACCCATTAGAGGTGGAGAGAAATGTGATATTACACTGGAGGATAATCAAAAAAATAAAATCAGAACTACTTTATACATCAATAAAGTTACAAACGTAAATATTACCACACAACAGTCAGAATATTTTTTGCATTTAACTTCAGAGGAGTCATTTAAAAATGATCAATCCAGAGTGGTTAAAAGATATGAGGGAAAGATAACTGATAATGTGAGAAAAATACTAACAGAATCAACATCAGGATCAACAGGGTTGAAAACTAAGAAGGAAATTAAAGTTGATGAAACTGCAATCAATTATAATTTTATAGGTAATAATAAGAAACCATTTTATATTTGCACATGGTTGGCATCAAAATCAATACCATCTGAAGCTGGAAAAATAAATGGAGCAGCAGGATATTTTTTTTATGAAACAAATGATGGTTATAATTTTAGATCCATTGATGCTTTATTTAAACAAGAACCCAGAGGATCATATATTTTAACTGGCACACAAAACTTACCTCCAGAAACTAAAGGTAAAATTATAAATTATACAATAGACAGAAACATAAACTTAAAAAGTAATTTAACATTAGGAACTTATTCAAACCAAACTATATTTTTTGATTTTTATTCTCTTAGATATAATAAGAGAAATTATAATGTTAGTGAGGGTGGTGTAACTGGTAGTAAGGATAAGATTGAAACTGCTGCAAAAGAACCAATAGAATTATCAATTTCAAATTTTGGAGAGGAAACATCCAGACTGATGACAAGGGTTAAGGATGTTGGAACATTGCCCTCTGGTAAGGACATAGAGGAACAATTAAAATCATGGAAAAATAGTCCCTATGATCCCACTTATGATTCTGAAAAAACAATGGTTCAATCCATCATGAGATATAACCAGTTGTTTTCTATCAAAATAAATGTTACAATAGCAGGAGATCTAAGTTTGAGAGCAGGTCAGTTAATTAAATGTAATTTTCCTGAGATAAGTCCAGATAGATCATCAGGAGTAAATAAGAGAACTGCTGGCATATATATGATAGCAAGTCTCTGTCACAAATTAATTTCTACTCAATGTGTCACTCAAATGACTTTGATCAGAGACACTTTTAATCCTAATTAAGAGGAACCATGAACACTTACAAACCTTACATTGAATCAGATGGAAAGGAACATGTAAATCATAATATGAATCAATATACTGAAGATGATTTAAAAATGCATAATGATGCATTTCATCATGAAGAAAGTGAAGAGGTAGATGAACCTGGAAGTATTAATGATTGGCACAAAAGACATGAGGATCAAACACTAGAGGTGTTTTGTGATACTCATCCAGATGCTTTTGAATGTAGAGTTTACGACGATTAATGTTAGAAAATCCCTTACTAAAAACAAATTTCCTTGGCAATGATGGATATAAATGGTGGATAGGTCAAATAGTTGAAGAAACTAATTGGGCACCAAACATGTCTGAAAAACCTTTAGAGAAAGTTAAAGACTTTAAAGGTTTTGATTACAGATATAAAGTGCGCATTTTAGGATACCATACTGATGACAGAAATGATTTGCCTGATAAAGATCTACCATGGGCATCAGTTTTATTGCCAGTCACTGCTGGCAGTGGACAGGGTGGTGCATCTCAATCACCTAATTTGAGACAGGGGAATTTTGTTTTTGGATTCTTTATGGATGGGGATGACGCTCAACAACCAGTGATCACTGGTGTGTTTGGTATCAATCAATATGCAAAGG